GTGCAGCGCCGCTGGCTCGACCCCGTCCGCACGAAGAACCTTTCGGACGCCGCCGGCCGCGCCGCACAGAACCGCCCGAATCGCTGACGACACGCCGGCTGGACTCGTTGTAGGATACGAGCAGCGAGGTTCGCGATGTACAAGGTATTCTACGGACTGAAGGCCAAGCTGAAGGCTCCTCCAGCGGGCATGCAGCAGGCGCCGCAGCACATCCCTAATTGGCAGTCCTCCAAGGCCAAGAAGGGCAAGGAATACGAGGGCGGACCGTTCCTCCACATGCAGGAGGCGCCGCAGTACGTCCAGCAGAAGTTCTTCAAGGGCACGTGGGGCAACAAGGGCACGTGGGACAACAGGAACTACGACCAGGGCGGGTGTCCTGCCGGCTGGACGATGTCCAACGGGCACTGCGTCTCCGTGCACCGAGAGGATGCGCCTGGGCCGCCTGTTCAGGAGTGCCCGCCAGGCACCTCGGGGTTTTACCCGAACTGCTATCCCGTCCAGGTGTCAAAGAAGCCGTGTCCGCCTGGCTATCTCGGTCAATGGCCAAACGGCACGTGGTATTGCACCAAGGGACCCGGCTACTTCGCGGGTCTCGGCGACGAGTACCCTCTCAGGAAAGGCGCCTACCCCTGGGCCGGCGCCCTCGCCCTCACCGTCGCTCCCGCGGTCGTCACGGGCGGCATCGCGTTCGCGCTCGCCCGGAAGAGCCCGCATCGCGTCGCGTGGACGATCGGCGGAGCGGTCGCGGGGCCGGTGGCGCTCTACGCGCTCGCCCTGGCGTTCTTCGGCGCGAAGGGTAGCTGACGGGGCCACCGTGACCGAGGAACTCGTACCCGCGACGCGCACGCCAGCGACCACCGCAGAGATGGTCGCTGGGTTCACGGCGGCGTGGGCGCACCTGTTCGACGTCGTGCCGAAGAAGGAGCAGCTTGCCGTCGTGTGGGCGCAGTGGGCGCTCGAAACGGGCAGAGGCAAGTTCATGGTGCAGTACAACCTGGGCAACGTGAAGCGCGTGCCGGGTGACGGGTACTCGTACTACCAGATCAGATGCAACGAAATCATCAACGGCAAGATCGTGTGGTTCGATCCACCGAGCCCCTACACGAGCTTTCGCGCGTTCCCTTCGCTGGCCGCAGGCTGCGCCGAGTACCTGAAGTTCATCTCGCGGCACTACGCCGCCGGCTGGGCTGCGGTGCAGGTCGGCGACCCAGCGCAGTACGGGCACGCGCTGAAGCTCGCGCACTATTTCACAGACGTAGAATCGCACTACGTCGGTGCGCTCACGTCGCTCTGGCACGAGTTCATGGCGACGCCGATGCCGACGGTTCCGCCGCACGAGGAAGGGCTCACGGACGTCGACCGCGCGGAGACGATGGCACTCGTCGACCGGACGATCGCCGAGAGCCTACTCGACATCGGCGCGACGCACGGCCGACCCACCGACCCACCGCCCGTCGAGCCAAACTCGTGACGATGGATCTCGACACGGCCGAGGCCGTGATCGCGCCCCACTGGGACGCGGTGCGCGACACGTACGTCGAGTTCGCGCCCGAGGGGAGCGGCGGCCTCGTTCGTCTGCGCAAGACGAAGTTCGTGATGGACCCCGAGATGCACGACTCGCCGCGCCACTTCGCCGCGTGCCGCGAGGACGGGATGATGATGCTGTTCGCGCCGCAGCTGGTCGACCTGCCGGTAGAGACGATGGTGGCGATCCTGGCGCACGAGTTCGGACACGCCGCCGACTTCGCCTACCCCGCGCACTGGGTGATGCCGGGCTCTGGCCCAGGCACGGCGCGCTGGGTCGGCGAGCAGGACTCCAAGCAGTGGCGCGAGTGGAGGAAGGCGTGGCGCTCGCGCACGCGCGACCAGATCGAGTGGACCGCCGACGGCATCGCGCAGGCTGTCACGGGCAGGAAGATCGGTTACTGTGGCGAGGTGGGCTGCATGCTCCAGTGCTTCGACAAGGGCCAGCTGCGACCGGCGGGGCTGAGGTAGTTCGTGCCCGACGCCGATCAACCCACGCTCCTGCCCGGCGTCTCGCAGTGGCACGCCGCTGTCGCGCTCGGTGTCCTCGGCGGGATGTTCATAGGGTGGGAAGGGGTCAAGCACAGCTTCGTCGTCGGCCTCACCGACCAGGAGCGCAAGGGGCTGCTGTTTTTCTCCGGCAGCATCCTCCTTCTCTTCGGTGCCAAGGAACTCCTCGGCATCGAGGAGAAGTACCTGACCGGCGGGTGGATCGACGAAAAGGTCGAGGAGTGGACAACGAAGGCAGGTTCCCCATGAAGCTCGCGAGTCTCACGGTCCTCCTCGTCGTCCTCTTCTGGCTCGGCTGCGGCTCGTCCGCTCGCGCGCTCCAGGCCAAGGCCGCCGACGCTGCCGCGCGCGGCGCCAACGCCGCGCTGCCGGTCCTCGTCGAGAGCTACCGCCACCAGGGGCTCACCGCCATCGACGCGGCCACGACGCCGGCAGAGGCCAAGGCGTCACTCGCCGGGGTCGAGGCGAAGTGGAAGCCCGTGTGGGAGGCGTGGAAGGCAGTCGGCATCGCTCACGACGGCTGGGCCAAGGTCCTGGAGTCGGGCGGCGATGAGGCGGCGGCCTTCGAGGCTGTACGGCGCGCGTTCTGCGGGCTACGATCGCTGCCGCCGGCGAAGGACAGCCTGCCGCAGATACCTGCCATCGTGTGCCAGGAGAGCCCGTGAGCGAGATCAAGGACGTGCTCAGCGCAGCAGAGGCCGCCGCCATCGCAAGCTCTGCCGTGCCGGGCCCGGTCGGCGTCGTCGCGCAGATCCTCGCGGCTACCCTCGGTGCTGCCGGTGCGCTTGCCGGCGCCGGACACGACCCCGTCGAGCACATCCAGCGCATCCTCGCGGCGGACCCGCTCCTCGCGTCGGCGCGGTCGGACTTCGACGCGGAGATGCGCAAGAAGTTCGGGTCGGAGGCCTGATCCGTGACTCCGGTACCGAACTACCCGAACGTCGGCTACGACGTCACCCAGGACCAGTACGGCCACGTCTGGATCGACTTCTTCTGCTCGGCGTGCGGCGACCACTCGCGCAAGCGCTGCGAGAACGCCGCTCGCGCGCCCTACTGGGCGTCGTATTATGCGAAGATGCACGCCCACAGGTGATCCGATGACAAGTCGATCCTTCAAGCGCAACGCCGGCATGACGAGGAAGTACAACGTCACGGCGCTGCCGCCTCAGTTGCTCGACATGTACGACCTTGCGTTCTCAAGCATGAAGGCCGTCGGCGACAGCTACCCGCCCGAGCAGAGGAGCCTCATCTTGCAGGCGGACGAGGCGTTTCACGCCGGCGATCCGGGTACGCTGGTGAGGTGGGCCAGGGACTACGTCGCCCCGATGACCTTCCGTCCGAGCGACGCGGAAGCGGAGGCGACCGAGACCTCGTTCGACGTGCCCTACCTCGCGCGCCGACAGTACACCGACCCGCCGTCGATGCCGCTCTACGCGGCGTTCCGGTACTGGAACCGTGTGAGGCACTGGGGGCTCTGTATCCCTCCCGCGTCTACCGGTGGCGGCGCTTCGCTTCCAGGCGGCACCAAGCGCCGCATGGTTGCGCCTCCGATCCGCGAGCGCGGCTCCAGCGGCGGCCCCGTGGTGTCGTCCTCGCGCAAGCTCGTCAACGAGTTCGGCTGGACCGACAGCCTGATCCCGGCACTCTGGGACTCCTGGCTGGAGCTTCCGCGTGACACGCAGGACGAGATGGGCACGGCGCTGGACGACGCGTACGGCGTCCACGACAGCGAGGACATCACCATCCAGGAGCTTTCCAGGATGGTCAGCCTGTTCTGGTGTGCCAGGAGCGCAAAGTCTGCCGTCGCGATGTCCGAGCACACGAAGCGCCGTGCCGACCCGACGGCCGTCTGGCCGCCGCCGACCGTGATCCGGATCGAGCCCGACGCGACGGCCCGGGTCCCCTACACGTTCGCGTTCAACTGGTGGTTCGAGGAGAAGGTCACCGGCCTGAACGGCATCGTGTTCGTTCTTCCGGCGGGTTGCCCGCAGGGAGAGGTGTCCAGCTACACGGTGGTGTCCGGCGAGAAGCGACTGGGCTAGGATGGAGGCATCATGAAACAGCGCGTCTTGGCGAGCGAGTGGTGGGAGGACTACAAGGAAGTCTTCCAGCCGACACTGACCACCTTCCGCGCGATGACGCAGAAGGTCCGCGAGCTACTCCCGGCCGGCAAGCACCGGGAGTTCGATCAGATGCGCAAGAAGTTCCGGGACGGCCAGGTCTCCCCGGCGCAGGTGGTCGCATGGGTCGAGCGCAACGCAGAGCGATCTCCCAAGGAGGCCGGGCACTACGCCCGCGAGGTGTTCACGGTGATCGCGGCCGACGACATGTTCCACGACCCGGGCGTCCCCGAGCCCTTCGTCGAGTGGGTACGCACGCGCGTGCCCGGACAGGAGCACGCCTTCGAGAAGGCGGAGGAGGCCATCGGTGGGTCGAGGGAAACCCTGCGCGCCGGCGTCGACATCCGCGAGCAGTGCCGCGTGATGCCGCCGCCTTCCTGGTGGCCCTCGCATCACGCCTACTGCGTCGTGGTGAGCCTCGGCGATCTCGAAGCCGACGGCCTGTGCGAGAAGAGTTCCTGCGCGGAGAGGAACGCCATCAACCGCGACGAAGACACGAAGTGGCTCTGCGATGCGGTGTGGACGAGCTTTCGAGGTCTCGACGCCAGGCAGAAGAAGATCGTCCAGGACTGCTACGACGCGTCGGTGGAGCAATACCGGCGCGGCAAGCTCGACCAGGAGAAGTTGCTCAGTCACGTCGTCCCGTTCTGGGTGACGAAGGACCCGCACCAGGCGCTCGCCGTCGCGTCGGCGCACATCCAGGGCGTCTTTGCGGAGGCAGCGCACAACATCGATGCGGCGATGAGCGCCGCGACGCAGGCGTCAGCCGAGGCCGCTCGCGCCACCAAGGCCGTGCGCGGTCCCGACGCCGAGAAGCGGGCCGAGCTAGAGCGCGAGGCCGCACGCCTTCGCGGCGCGGCTGCCAGCGCGAAGCGGAGCGCCGACGTCGCACGGAAGAAGGCCGAGTCCGACGCGAGCGAGATCGCCGTCCTGCGCATCCTGCTCGACGACCTGGCGTTCATCTGGCACTTCGACGACAAGCGCAGGTCCTCTGCCGGCGGCACCATCATGGTCCTGTGGCCCGGGTGCCCGCAGGCGCACGTCGGCTCGATGGAACTCATCACGTCGCCCGAGCAGTTGGTGCGCGCCGGACGCTCGTGAGCCCCGCCGCCGTCTCCAACGCTTGGTGGCTCCTGGGCGGCGCGGCCGCTGGCGCGGTTCTCTACGCGGCGTTCAAGAAGGACACGTGCCGCCAGGTGCCGCAGATCCCACTGCTGGAGGGGTTCGTGCCTGCACAGGGAGGAGGCGCACCCGGACGCGACTTCGTCTGGCCGCCGTGTCCAGACCCCACGCAGTATCGACACCCGAGCGGCAAGTGCATGGGCTGGTGCAAAGGCAATCAGGTCTACGACAAGGCCGGCAACTGCATCCCGAACCCGTGTCCCTCGTGCTACAGCTGGCTGCCCGACCTGAACGCGTGCGTGCGAGGCCCGTTCTGCTGAGTCTCAGATGAACCGCAAGGACCGCCGCGTGCTCCGGTCACGGGATCGCCACCCGCCGAGGTGCGCCAACCCGAACGGCTCCTTCGTCTACCGCGAGGGGCTTCCGCTCCTCGTGATCCGCCCGAACGAGCCAGGCCTCGCGCTAGGGCATGCCCGGATGGCCGAGCTTCTGAACGACCAGCAGATGTTCGAGGACGTGCTCCAGAAGCCTGCCTCGTACACCTTCCGCGGGTACCTGCGCAGCAAGGAGCGCCCTGGGTTGCCGCCCATGCACGTCTCCGACGAACATGGCGTGTTCCTGGAGGAGCTACAGATCGGCGACTCGTTCGTGCTGGACAAGGCCGTAGAGAAAGCGCCGGAAACACCAGCAGCAGATCAAAACTGACCAGTCGCGGTTGACAGGTCCAAGGTGGCGTGCCAGGTTGTCTGGCCCATGGGCGACCTCAACCCCGCGCAGCTAGAAGCCGTGACGCACGGCGACGGGCCGATGCTGATCTTTGCTGGCGCAGGGTCCGGCAAGACCAGTACGGCAACCGCGCGCGTGCAGTCGCTCATCGAGCGCGGAGTCCCGCCGGCGCGCATCTGCTGCGTAACCTTCACCAACAAGGCCGCCGGAGAGCTTCGCGACCGGCTGGCCAGCATGGTCGGCAAGGACGCCGCCAAGGCACTCTGGGTGGGCACGTTCCACTCGATCTGCGCGCGGCTCCTGCGGGCGCACCCCGAGCGCTCGGGCCGTACGGCGTCGTTCGTGATCTACGACGAGGACGACACCAAGCACGTCATCCGGCCGATCCTCGACGAGGCCGAGGCGCTCGCAGAGAAGCGCGGCATCAAGCTCGCGGACGGTGCGCTCAAGCCGGACAGGGTCCTCGACGAGATCGCCAAACAGAAGTCCAAGGGGCTGATGCCCGGGGACATCTTCGCCGCCCTGGAGGGCCGCTACGACTCGGAGGCCGTGGGCGACGGTGTCGAGGAGCGCGCGGACGCGTCGGCTGCGGCCTCGCGCATGCGGCAGGACGAAAGCGAGCGCATCTTCTTCGAGGTCTGGCGCGACTACGAAGAGCGCATGGAGATGCTCGACGCCTTCGACTTCGAGGACCTCATGCTCCACGGCATGCGCCTTGTCGAGGGTCAGGACGAGATCGGCGAGCGCCTGCGCGCTAAGTTTTTCCACGTGCTGGTGGACGAGTACCAGGACACCAACCGCACGCAGTTCCGGCTCATCCGCGCGCTAGCCACCTCGCGTAACCTCTGCGCCGTCGGGGACCCGAGGCAGTCGATCTACGGATGGCGAGGCGCCGACATCGAGATCATCCGTGGGTTCAAGAAGCACTTCCCCGACGCCCGGATCGTCCAGCTTGCCCAGAACTACCGTTCGACCAAACACATCGTCGCCGTCGCCAACGCCATCGCGCCGCTCGGCGACGACTCGGGGTGCGACCCGATGACGACCGACAACGACGAGGGGGAGAAGGTCTCGGTCGTGTGCGTGCGCGACGAGCGCGACGAGGGGCAGCTGGTTGGCGACGAGATCCAGAAGCTCGTGCGCCGGGGCGCGCCGCTATCGTCCTTCGCCGTCCTCTACCGGGTCCACTCCCAGTCGCGCGCCATCGAGAACGAGCTTCGCACGATGGATCTCCGCTACAAGGTCGTCGGGGGCCTGAAGTTCTTCCACAGGGCCGAGATCAAGAACGCCGTCGCCGCGCTCCGGCTCGCGCTCCGGCCCGACTCGGACATCGACTTGCTGCGCACGATCGACGCGCCCCCGTGCGGCGTCGGGGCCGCCACGATGAAGGTCGTGCAGCGCGTCGCTCGCGAGAAGAAGGTCGGCCTCGTCGCCGCGCTCGCCGAGGTGGCGAAGCTGCCCGAGACCAAGCACAAGGCACGCGAGGCCGTGACCGCGCTCCACGGACGTCTCGCCGAGGTGCGCGCGTGCATCACCGACAAGCCCATCGACGAGATCGTGCGCGCCTCGCTCGTGGCGAGCGGCTACAAGCTCTGGCTTACGCGGCAGATGACCGAGCAGCTGGCCGATGGCGGCAAGGGCAAGAAGAAGGCCGAGGACGCCGAGGGGCGCCTGGCCAACCTCGCCGAACTCGTCACCGACGCCGCCCGCTGGCGCCTGCGCCGCGAGAAGGAAGAGGAGAAGGCGACGCTCACGGCCTACCTGGAGCGCGTCGCGCTGCTCTCGTCCGACGACGAGACGAAGAGCGAGGAGTCGGTGACGCTCACCACCTGCCACGCCGCCAAGGGCAAAGAATGGGAGCATGTCTTCGTCGTCGGCTTCGAGGAGGACTTCTTCCCGGCGTTCCCGAACAGCAAGACGCCCGACGAGATCACCGAGGAAGCTCGCGTCGCTTACGTCGCCCTCAGCCGCGCGAAGAAGCGCATGTGGATCACCCGCGCGTCGGTGCGCTGGCACCAGGGGCAGGAGAAGCGCAACCCGCCGAGCCGGTACATCCAGCATCTGCCCAAGGAGGCCATCACGCTTCGCGGCCACACCGGCGGGTGATACGCTGCCCGCGTGGCCTCGACCTCCGTCGCCGACCTGACGCCCGACACTCGGCAGCTGGCCGAGAAGCTCATCGCGGCCGCCGCCTCGCAAGGCATCAAGACGACGATCGCCTCGACGCGCCGCTCCTGCGCCGAGCAGGGCCCCGCCGGCATGACCGCGACCGTGCTGGGCCAGCCAGCCCACCGCGCGGGCTTCTGCCGCTCCTGGCACGTCTGGGGTCGGGCGTTCGACATCTTCCCGGTGGGCGTGACCACCTCGTCCCCGAGCGACCCCCGCTGGGCGATCCTCGGCGCCCTCGGCGAGTCGCTCGGCCTGGTGTGGGGCGGGAAGTTCAACCCGCCAGCCACCGAGCCGTGGCACTTCGAGTACCACCCCGGCATGGACCCGAGGACGGTGTGCCCGGACTCCGCGCTCCTGTCGGCCGCCGCCTGCGAGGCCGCCGTGGTGGCCGGCAACGCCAAGCAGCCGCCTGTCCCTGGGCCTCCTCCGGCGCCGCCCGAGCCGAACCTGGCCGGGCAGGCGCTGGCGTTTGCGGCAGGGGCAGCGCTGGGCTGGTGGGCGGCACAGCGGTGGCGGCAGCGGTGAGCGCGATCGACATCGCGGCCGCGATCCTGGATGAGGTCGAGGAGCAACGACCCACGGGGCCAGCGAGATTGCAGGCGCTCGGGTTTCGCATCCGTCCGATCGCGTGGCGCTCTCCCCCTCCGACCATCGAGTTCGACGTTGGCACGCGCCGGGTGTCGATCTCGAAGGACCTGGCCATCGACAGGTGGTCCGTCGACCTTCGTATGAACCCTAGCCGCCAGCGACGCTCTATCGAGCGACAGGAATACTACCTCACGTCCACGACGCTCACCGGCGGCGTTGACCTAGCAGCCCGGATGATCCTCCGCGCGATGAGGGTCCAGTGAGCCCCATCGACATCGCCGAAGCCGTGCCGCAAGAGATGGAGGAGGAGAACCCTCGCATGGCCGAGAAGGTCCGAGCGCTCGGGCTGGAGGTCTACGTGACGAGAGCGGGCCCAGGAATCGATCCTCGCGTCTCGCCCTTCATGTTCAAGGTGGGCACGAGGAAGGTCTCGGTGGTGCGAAACTACGGCATCTTCACGGTGAGCTTGCTGACGCTGTACCGCGCCTCCGCCACGCACAAGCAGGGCAGGACCGTGTCCGCGCACAACGTCAACCGCGCCATCGAACGGACCGCGCAGATGATCTTCACGGCCGCGAGGACCCAGTGAGTCCGATCGATGTTGCCGATGCCGTGGTCCAGGCCGTCGAGAACACAACTCATCGTCGCTGGGACAAGGGCGGGCTGATGCGCTACGCGCTGACGAAGAACGTGTGGTTCACACCCGAGCCGCGCGATTGGCTGATCATCCAGTGGATCGTCGGCACGAGACGCGTGACAATGCAGCAGCAGGGGTCGTCGAAGTTCCTGGTGACCATGCCGGCACTGTTCGGCGCCAACAATGCTGACGACCTTCCGGCCAAGCGGTTCCAGGCCCACAGCATCAACGAAGCGATCGACGGCGCTGCGGTAATTCTGATCGCAGCAGCGGAGAACCAATGAACTACGACTGCAACGGCGCCGTCCTCTGGGCGGACGCGATCGCAGAGGCGATCGGGCAGGAACTCACGCCGCTCATCGGGTACGGCAGCTGGATCAACTTCGTGCGGTTCGCACCGTTGAATCCGGACACGAAGTACACATACCTCGGTCCGCCAACCTACGGGAGCAGGCCCGATACAGTGACCCGCGACGGCTGTCGCGTCCTCGTTGGCAACCGCGAGATCCAGGTGATGCTCCTACCGGGCGAACCTGGTGCCGAGCCGCGGTACGACAATCGAACCGGCAGGACCAGCGATCCAAGTCTCGGGCGCTGGAGGATTCACCTGCTAGGCCAGAGCGAGGACGGGGGCTGGGGACGCAAGGGACGCAAGGAGAGGATCATCTCCAAGAAGACCTTCTCCGGCGCCGTGCGTGCCACGGTCATGCTGATGTTCGACGCGGTCGAGAAGCAGGAGATCGGTAAGCGCGGGGAGTTGGTCAAGCGCCCGCGCGTGCGGCCGTCGCCCGCGGTCCTGGAAGAGCGAAGGCGCGAGAAGCTGCGACGAAAGGCAGGAGACTAGCCGCCATGAAGATCACGCTCTACTGCCCGAACGCCACCAAGCCCTTCGCCGACAAGATCCGGAAGATCATCGAGCGGGAGTTCGGCAAGCTGCTGCCGCTGCCGGCGGAGTTTCTGCGTGAGCAGTTTCCGCTGTTCCCGGTGGTCAGCGGAGTGAAGCGGAAGCAAGAGGTGGCGGTCTCCGTGGGCGACGCGAGCATCCTCGTCGGCGACAACGGCCCCGTGCCCAAGGAGTACGTTCACCGCAACAGGTACTACGTCCTGCCGTCGTGGCATTACTGGAAACAGCACACGGACAACTATGAGCTTACCGAGAAGCTGATCAGCCTCGTGTACGAGGCGATCGAGCTTCAGGCGAAGCTACAGGTCCCCCGGCGTCGGCGGAACTGACCAGTTGATGCTGTACCCGTACCCGCTGTTGCTGACGTAGCGCGTGCGGCCGCCCGGGTTCTTCTTCATCCCGGCCGACATGGCAGCGACCGCCTGCTGCCTCTTGCTCGCCATGGCCCACAGGACGTCACCCTTGCCGGCTGGCTGCCTGAGCAGGGCCTCATCCATGAAGGTGCTGCTGGCGATCGTGGGCGGATTCAGACGGAACGCGAAGTCGACGATGCTCTCGCCTGCCTCGGAGTTCACCTGGGCGATATTCCTGGTTGCAGCGACGGCCAGCATGCCGTCGCCCGCATTGGCCTGCCGCAGCAGCGCCAGCACCTGGGCCGCGTAGTAGAACAGCACCGGCGTGCTGGTCTTCCTGATGGCCTCGATGTCCCTGGCCACGACCTCCAGCGGCACCGTGTCCTTGGCCAGCTTCACGAAGCTGTTGAACAGGCCACCGATCATCGGCCCAAGCAGCCCCACGGAGATCGCCTTGAGGTAGCGCGCGTCCCCGGTCTCATCGTAGACCCACAGCGCGTCCGAGAGAATGTGCCACGACCGCGGCGACGCGAACTGCACGGCCTTGTCTCGTCGCGCGGTGACGTCCTCGGCGATCATGGTCTTGTCGGAGCGAATGAAGGAGAGGACGAGGGGATGAATGGGGTTCCGGCCAGGTTCCGGAATGTAGTTGCTCGCCCACGCCAGCCACTCCACGCCGCCGGACTCTAGCTCGACGTGGACCATGCGGTTGATGAGCGCGCTCGACATGGTTCCGGTGAGGTAGGTCTGGTCTTTCGCCCGGTTGCCGGCAGCGATCACGCGCGCGCCCTCGGGCAGGCTGTAGCCACCCAGCTGACGATCGAGGATGAGCGAGTACATCGCCACCTGGACGTCCTTGGCGGAGGCGTTGAGTTCGTCGAGGAACAGGATGAACGGCTCCTCGCGCAGCAGGTACACCGGGGGCGCATACTCCGTGCCCTTCCTCGTGCCCATGTCCTTGTACGTGGGGATGCCGATCAGGTCCTCCGGTCGCATCTGGCTGACCGGCAGGACGATGACGTCCATCGGCTTCTTCTTCTTCGTGTGCGGGTCGACGATCGGCAGGAGCTTGCCCATGGTGCGCACGATGCTGGACTTGCCGATGCCGGGCGGCCCCCAGACGAACGGGGTGACCCACCAGGGCAGATGGACCAGGAACTTGGCAAGCTCGTCTGGCCCGAGCGTGACCATGGGGTAGTCTTTGTCCAGCTTCTTCGGCTCTCCGCCGTCGTCCTCGTCGTAGGCCATGCCGAGAGGCTACCAGGGCTGTTTTCGCAGCGGTAGTGTCAAGCGGAAACCCGCACGCTAACCGCTCCGCAAGTCTACCGACGCCGCCGGCGCAGTGCTAGGGTACGCGCGTGGTTGTGGCCCACCCCATCGTCTCGTCGCCGCTCGACAACCTCTTCGAGTACCAACGTGAAGGCGTCGCGTGGCTCACGGGCCGATCCGGCATCCTTGCCGACGAGCAGGGCCTCGGCAAGAGTGCCCAGGCGGCTGTCGCGCTCACCGTGCCCGCCATCATCGTCTGCCCGGCGACGCTCCGCGAGAACTGGCGCCGCGAGCTTGCGCTGTGGCGCCCGGACCTCACGGCGTCGGTGCTCACAGACGTCAAGGACCCCGGCGATCTGACAGCTGCGCTCGCTTCGGACGTCACGATCGTGAGCTACGAGGGGGCCGTCGCGCTCGCTGCGGCGTCCACCAAGCAGTGGTCGACCCTCGTCGTCGACGAGGCGCACTTCATCAAGTCGCTCAAGGTGCGCAAGCGCGGCAACCGCGGCGCCGCCCGCGCCGTCGCCGTCTCCGACCTGCGCGCGCGATCGTCGCGGGTGTTCCTGCTCACGGGCACGCCGATCTTGAACCGCCCCCTCGAACTCTTCCCGCTGCTGTCGCTCGTCGATCCGCGCGCCTGGCCGTCGGAGTTCGAGTACGCGAGAAGGTACTGCAACGGCCGTCGCGAGAAGATCGGCTGGGACCCGGTCAAGAGAAAGCCCCGTTTCGCCTGGGACTTCTCCGGCAGCAGCAACGAGCGTGAACTCCACGAGCGCGCGTCGGGCAGCTGCATGCTGCGCCGGCTCAAGAGGGACGTCATGAAGGATCTGCCCGAGAAGCAGCGCGTCACCCAGTACGTGAAGCTGTCCGGCACGCACGCGGCGCAGTACGGGCGCGCTTCGACGCAGTTCGTCCGGTGGGTGCGCGAGAACGGCGGCCCCGACAAGGCTGCGGCGGCTCAGTCTGCCCAGGCGCTCACGCAGCTGACCGCGCTCCGTCGGCTCGTGGCGCTCGGCAAGGTCGAGCGCGCCGTCGAGTGGATCGTCGAGCACCACGAGTCGACCGGACGTCCGCTCGTGCTGATGGGCCACCACCGCGACGTGCTCGTGGCGATCGGCGATGGCGCCTTCGAGCAGGCCGGTCTCAGGATCGGCTACGTGCTCGGCGACTCGCCGCAGCCGCAGCGCCAGCGCGCCGTCGACGACTTCCAGTTCGGCAAGCTCGACCTCCTGGTAGGCTCGATCCAGGCCGCCGGCGTGGGACTCACGCTGACGGCGGCGAGCGAGATGCTGTTCGTCGAGCGGCACCTCGTGCCGGCGATGCTTGCCCAGGCAGAGGATCGCCTTCACCGCATCGGCCAGCGCCGCGCGGTGACGATCACGTACCTGGAAGCCTCGGACACGGTCGACGAGGACATCGCGATCATGCTCAGCGAGAAGGTCGGCGTCGCCCGCGCCGTCGTCGACGGCGAGATCATGACCGAGACCCAGGCGCTCAACAGCGTCCTTGGTCGACTCGTGGGCCGTGTCAGTGATACGGTCAAAGCCGAGGCCGCAGTCAGGCAGGCGAGTCAGATGCGGCTCCTCTAGGGAGTTCACATGGCTGGAAACCCGTACGCCGTACCTTCGTCGTGTCCGCCATGTCCGCCTTGCCCTGGAGCGGACCCAGACTTCACCTACAGCGGGGGCGCTCAGGTACGGCCCACGCCTGACGATGGCGTGCGCTACCAGGGTGGCGCGACGCTGATCCCGGTGGGACCGTCGTGGGGGTACGCTCCGGTGGGACCGCCGGCGGCACCTGGCACCAGCATCTACGGCGGGCAGGTCGGTGTCCGGTCGCGCGGACCCGGAGCGAGCGTCACACCTGGTACGACGCTCAGGACGCCAACTCCGGCGACGCACCGCGCTCAGGCAGGCGGGCAGAGGTCCGTGGCGCTGCGCGTTCCCTACTCCGGCCTCGGCTTCGACGTCGTGCCGTCGGCAGACCTGCGAAACCTCGCGCTCGCCGGAACATTCATGCTCGCGGCGTTCGCCGGGGTGTTCGTCTGGACGGTCTTCGAGAAGGAGTAGACTCATGTACTCAGGAACTGGAGCGTTCGGGCGTGGACCCAGCGGAGGCGCTGGAGCCAGTAGTGGGCGTGGACCCAGCGGCGCTAGCGGCGGCGTGCGCGTCGCTGCGGCGAGCCCTGGCGCGGGCGCACGCCCTCTGCACTGGAGCGCCGCTCCCAGGTCACACCACGCCGCGCCCCTGCACTGGAGCGGCAGCGGTGGAGGATGGGGTGGCGGAGGCGGTGGCTGGCGACGCCGTGGCTGGGGCGGACGTGGCTGGGGCGGTGGCTGGTGGCCCTACTACGGCGGCGGCTACCCGGTCTACTACGGCGACACGTACCCGCTCATGATCCTCGAAGAGGAAGACGAGATCCCAGCAGTGGATGTCGGTCGCAAGCCGAGGCAGATCACGCCGGCCGCGCCTCCGGTCATCCGCATGCAGGCCGCCCCGCAGCCGAGCATGATCCCGTCGCCAGCTGTGGCGATGTCGATCGCCGGTCCCGTGGGAGCGATGCTTGCGCGTGCGTGGGGGGTCGTCAGGTGACCTCTACCGCTGCCGACCCCGCCGCCGTCAAGATCGAGGTCAACGAGGTCGTCGGACGACGCACCAGCCCGCGTGGCAGCGTCGAGTGGGAGACCTCTGTCACCGGACGCACGTCAGGTCCCGTGCTCCGGGCCATCCGCTACCTGCACATGGTCGTCCAGAACCTCGGCGGCGTGGCCAGCGAGGACGAGCAGGCCAGGGGTGGAGGTCATGTGGTGTTCCGGGCGTTCGGGCCGGACTCCGCCTTCACCCAGTACCTCGATCACGTCCGACGGATGCTCCAGGGGGGCTACTCGCCGAACCACACGCCCATGGGCAAGCTCTCCCCCGTCGGCGGCCACACAGGCGCCATGGGCGGCGAGGACGTGCGCGACCCCGACAAGACGCCGCACGTCATCGTGATCTTCGCCAGGGAGAGCGAGCCGTTCAAGACGAAGGACGGGACCGAGTACAGCGAGTACCACGCCTCGATGCAGATTTCGGCCGAGGCCCCGACCGTCGACGAGGCCGCCTCGATGATCCGTCCTCTCAACGCGGTGCTCAAGGCATGTAACGTCAAGAAGCAGATGTGGTCGATACCGGCCGTGCATTCGAGCCGCCGCCAGGTCGTCCGCGTCAGCACGTTCGCGCTTGCCGCACAGGACAACCTGGAGGACTGCCTGGAGCGCCTGAGCATCGACGCGCCCGACGCCGAGGTCATCGAGCTTCTGCCGTCCGGCACCGGCGAGGACTGGAACGTCGATCTGCACGCCAAGGGGCACACGTCGAAGGGTTGGAACAAGTACCAGTCCGAGTTCTCGAAGTGGAAGGCCGATCAGGACGCGCGCCAGATCCGCGAGGAGAAGCAGCGTCAGCGCGACATCGCCGCGATCATCAAGAAGATGCGCGGCGAGAAGGAGCAGGTCTACTGATGGGCGTCGTCATCGAGCTTCACGCGTCTACGAGCAAGATCGAGGTCCGCGCTCGCGACGGCGTCGTGGCCATCGTGATCGAGGACGGCGACGACTGGCAGGGCATCGACCTCACAGCCGACGAGGCAGTCCGCGTCGCCGAGATGCTCCGTAAAGGTGCCGCCCGCGCACGCCGGGTAGGCGCCCGCAAGTAGGCTCCATGATCCACGAAGGCCCCGACGTCACGCTCTACTCGCCCACCGAGGATCTCACCGATACGGCGCCAGTCGCGTTCCGGAAGAATCCGCTGCGCCGTCGCAAGCTCCCGTCCCTCGAACACCCCGCGCTCGATCTCTACGCTGGGTACAGCGATTTCCTCGTCAAGACAGCGCTCATTCGCAGCGAGAAGTGGAAGGGCAAGCCCGGCCCCGACGTGTCCTCCGCCAAGGCAGCGGCCGAACTCACGCGTCACCTGGCCTACGCAGACCAGGAGCACATCGTCGTGCTGGCCATCAACGGCCAGAATCGGCTCCTGGCGATCCATGAGACGTCCATCGGTGGTGCCAGCTATAGCAATATCGAGATGCGCCAGGCGCTCAAGGTACCGGTGCTCGTGAGCGCGGCTGCTGTGATCCTCGTCCACAACCACCCCGGCGGAGAGCCCGAGGCGAGCGCGCCGGACCGTGAGCTTACGAAAGCGCTCGCCCCTGCGTACAAGTGCCTTGGCATCCCGCTAGTGGATCACGTGATCGTGGCCCTCAACGGCTACTGGAGCTTCTTCGAGCACGGCCTGATTCCGACGACGTGAGCGTACGAGGCGTCGCTTTGGCGACGATCTACCGAAGCTCGTCGACCAGGTCTGCCGTGAAACTCTGCACGTCGACGGACGGGTGCAGCAAGTCGGAAATAGGCCACAGCGCTGACTGCGGTACGAACCAGGCGGGCCTGTCAGCGCGTGGTCCAGGGTACCAGTTTGCATTCGATCGTGCGTGCTCTGGGTCCATGTAGCCGATGATGGCACCTGACACCCGCGTCTTCTCTGAGCGTTCGTCGAGGACGACGAGCACCAGTGGACGCACGTCGTCCGCCTGTACGATGAGCCTTCCGCGTCGGTGATACGTGGAGCGCACGCCGTAGCCGGCCACGTGCGGATCGTTGATGTCGCCCTTGACGTGCTCCACGCCCATGTAGCTGGCAAAGAGGCCCTGTCCCCTGCCGCCGGCCAAATGTAGCTCCAGCCCCCCCCGGTATCCGTTTGTAGCGCCATGCGCCGCACGCCTGCCCAGGGAATCGTCTTCGATTTGCCTGGCGCGTGAAACGGCGTCGGACCTCATCACTTCAGCGGGAGTCAGTACGCGCTGCACGTGGTCGCCTGGTCGAACCAGACGTCGCAAGATCCACGCTTCGCTCATCGTGCAACCTTGGCCGCCACGAACATCATCGTGATCGGGTTGAGCACCGCCACCGTCGCTGATGGGTTCTGCCGGTATCCCTGCGCGCGCTCGCGCGCCTGCTCCAGTCCGTAGTGCGCTTTGCCGGCGGCCTGCTGGCGCTGCGTCTCGACCCTGGCTTCGAGCACGTCGAGGTTCTGCCCCGCGTCGGCGATGGCCTGTCTCCAGCCCTCCATGCGCGCCGCCGCGTCGTCGAACTCCCGGTCGGTCGGCTCGGGCTTCTTCGGCTCGCCCGCGCGGACGCGAAGCTCGGCCTCAAGCTCGTGCGCGCACGGCGCCATGTAGTAGCCCGCCGCCGTCAGGACGTTCATGAGGCGCGCGCGGTTCTCGGACTTGAGCGTGGCCGAGCCCTCGCGTCGAAGCTCCCACAGCAGCCGCGCCATCCGTCGCGCGACGCACTCGGAGTGCGCGCCGGTCGTGCTCGTGAACGCTTTGGCGAACTCGGGCGAGTGGACGATGGTCCCCTTCTTCGCGTCCACACGAAACATCTCCCGGTACTCGTCGGAGTCGAGGAGCGGTTTGTCGGAGACGGCCGCCTCGGCGCCGGCTTCGAGCGAGATGTCCTTGAGCTTCTTCCTCCACCACGCCTCGGCGGATCGGATGCCGCCCGCTCCTGCGTAGCCGGCGCGAGCCTGCATGGCCTGGCCCTGGCGCTCGGCTTCGAGCACGTCGACGCGGGCATCGAAGTTGGTCACAAGCCCCCCGGTCATCTTGTCGACCGCCTCCTTGAGGAACGGCCGGATGGCGTCCAGCCGCTTCGCCGCCGCCTTGCCATGCGTCTTCCTGTACGCCTCGGAGTCGGTGCTGTACTGGAGGACGTACTGGAGCAGCGTGTCGAAGTCATCCGGCCCGAACTCCACCGGCCCACCCGCAGGGGCGTGCTTCGTCCTCGCGCCCGTAAGCTCGCCTAGCCAACCGAGGAGTTCATCGCGCTCTCCCTCGGGCAGCGACAGGACGGGGTCGTGGTCGTAGAACCACGCCGGCTTCAGCTTCGCGATGTCCTGGGTCGAGTCGAGCGGCACGCCCGTCTTGCTCTGGAAGAACTCCCCCGCGTTGTCCGAGTACCAGGCGACGATCCGGTCGGCGCGGTGCGCCCTGAAGTCGAACTCGCTGTAGGTGTGGTCGTCGGCCAGCGAGCGATCGCCCACCGTCGCCGTGAACGGCATCCACCTGCGGCTGCGCGGCGGCGTCGCTCCAAACTCGTCGGTGACGACCGTGATGTCGAGGCTGACGCCAAGCCACTGCACGAGCGCTGCCGCCGCCATCGGTCCCTTCGCGCCGGAGGTCGACCACATCCAGCGCATCCACAGCTGGCCGATGCCGGCCTGGACGTCGACCGCATCCGCCGCCGTCCCCGCCGCCTGATCGAACGAGATGACTGGCATGCGCGGCTGGAGCTTGCCCGTGGGCCCGTACCACCAGACCAGCTGGGAGGCGGCGCCCTCGTAGACGTTGACGAGCGGGTCGCCCTTCCACCTGGGCTTGGTGACCAGACGGTCGATGTCCTGCTCTTTCGTGTACGCCCAGTTCGGAGGCTGCGCCGACGGTGGTAGGGGGCCGGTCGTCCCGATCTGCTGGAGGCCCTCGCCGGGCCTGGCAGCGGGCGCCCTGGCCTCGGGGATCTCGGTCGCGCCAACGTGCGCCATGCCGGAGATCCCGCGTCCTGGTGGCGTTCCGGGCGCGGGCAGGTCCGAGCGCTCGACCTCGACGGTAGCCTCCACGTCAGGCGGAGGCGCCTGCCGGTCGAGCGATACGGCATGGGGCGCCTCCTCGACCGACGTGCCAACGGTCTCGATGACCTGGCGCGTCTCCCTGGCAGGCCGCTCGGGCGCTGCCGGCACGGGGAGTGGCGCCGCCTGGGGCTGCTGGCCCTCCAGGCTCACCACGGCCGTGTCGTACTCCTCGGTGTAGACGTCCGTGACCGCGAGGCTGCCGTGGCCGGCGGCGTGCTTGATCCACGGGAGCGGTACGCCGCGCCGGATCGCCTGACGGATGCCGAGGTGGCGCAGCCCGTGCGGGTGGACCCGCTTGTACTCCGGGCTGCCAGGGAGAATCTCGGCGAGCGCGGCGCGGCGCCACAGCAGCTGCGAGAAGCCCGCGCGCGTCAGCCCCTTGAGGAGGTCGTCCTGGCGCAGCACCTCGGCGTCAGCCTCGTCCTTGGCGCCACGCGAGGCGGCGATGCAGCCCCAGCGCACGAGGCTAGGGATGAGCGGGGCGTCGGGCTGGAGCAGCACGCGCGCGCGAGCGGTCACGTCCGGGTGGCGCCGCTCGGCAGCCTCGGCAAGCTCGTGGAGCTTGTTGGTGAGCGCGACGAGCGCGTCGTATGCGCCGCGTGGGATCTGAAACTCCCGCACCTTCCTGCCCTTGCCGACGACGCGGATCATCGGCGGCCTGTCAGGATCGCTCGACCAGAGGACGTCCTGCCTCTTGAGCTTGCCAAGCTCCTCGGCCCGCACGAACGTCCAGAAGAAGACCATCAAGACGGCGCGGTCACGCACGTCCTCCAGGGAGGGGTTCGTTGTGGTCGACAGGAGGCGCGCAAACGTCGTCATGTCGGTCGACTTCTCGGCGCGCGACCGGCGCTTCTGCTCGCGCGCCCGCGGCGCAAACTGCCGCTGGAGGTCGAGCCATATGTTGACGCGCATCGGCGCATGGTAG